TGCCTTTGAAACCAACTTTGCTTTTTAATTCTCCGTTATAACCTGCTGCAATCATGCCAGTTAAATAATCAATAACTGCCATCGTCACTAAGACTTTCAATGTTGCATCCCATCCTCCCAAAAAATACCCACAGAAGCCACCAAACGTAGCTATAAATGTTTTCAATAATACATCAATACGATCCATCTTTCCCTCTCCTTTTTAAGCTGCAAAGCAACTTGGGTCCATTCCAAATATCTCTGCAATATCTTCCTCACTTCTATCTTTTAAATAAGATTCAGTTGTGGAAATATCAGAATGGTTAGCGAGTGATTTTAGTTTTTCAAGTGGTACTCCTTGTACTTTCAAATTATCTAATCTGCTATGTCGGAAACAGTGAGGATTCATTTTGAATTCCTTCCCTTCCTTTTCGTTCAGCATCTTAGCAAATATGTCGCACCAATAATTAAATACACTCTTGTTCAATCTTTTTCTCTCACCATTCTTATAAACACGCACAAACAAATCTGGAATAGCATCCTTACCTCGCTGATTTATATATAAACGGATGCATTTCTGCACCCGGTGATTGTAATATAATCTAAACTTCTTACCACGTTTTCCTCGTACCACATTTGTATAATAATGTTCTGTTAATCCTTCTTTTTTAACTTGGTAAACCTCATTCTTTCTAGCTGCACTGTAATAAGACAGTGCCAAATACGTTGCTAACATATATTTTTCTTGCTCAAGTAATTCATCGATTAACCAATTAATCTGATCCTCAGTAATAAATGTAATTTCTCTAATCGGGTTCTTAGGTAAACCACGTACCCGTGAACCTACATTAAATTCATAATCATAGTCATCATCATCTGCACAAAACTCAAGTGCTGAACGTAAAGCACTCATCAATCCATTTACACGTGCATTAGACATTCCCATCTCTTGAAAAATAATAGATAAGTTTCGAATGTCTTTACGTGTCAATTCAACCAGATTTTTATTTTCAAAGTGTTGATGTATTAGAAACAAAATAATTCGCAAATCCCAATTGTATTGCTGTAAAGTGCTGGCCGCTTTCCCTTGTGCTTTCTTTTCAATGAGAAAATCTTTGACTAGATTTTTATTTTCTTGGCTAACATGCTTTTCATAAATTACTTGGTCTACTATTCGTTTCACACTGATCATCTCCTCAAAATAAAAAGAGAAGTGAAATCACTCCTCTTGATTGATGAATTGAATCAAAGCCCTATTTTATACAAAATAAAAAACCTGCTTATGCACGCTTGATTTGTAATAATTAAATTAAAAAGCTCATTGCAATATGAATGGTATTTCCACTCTGAACACCATTTACGAAAATTCCACCATCACTTTTAACTGTAACTTCACAAACTGTTGGTACAGCTCCATATGCCAGTGCCGGAAAAGCGATATTTTGCACAGGTCGAAAGCCAACTGGAAGTGTTGCAAATACAGTTGTATTTGCCGGATTTTTAACTGATCCAATGACAGATATCTGCTCCCCACTTCTCTTGTACTTCATTATCCTATCAGCAATGATCTCTACACCAGTTGTAGGAAGGTTAATCCATCCTGTATCCGTTGCTTGTTTTACTGTACCGTCAGTCCGAAATTCCACTTTTTTAGACCAATCCCAAGTATCACCTTGAGATACTGTTGACGGTGCAAAAATCAGCTCTCCCTGCGCCCCTTTGTGAATGACTGTCTTATAAGAACGACTTCCCAGCACAATTGCGTTATCAATCTTAAATTCAAGTAATCCATTTATGATGTCGCCAGCTTTCTTAACAAGGTTTGTATTAGCGGAAACATTAAACGTTTTATTGTTACGATTATAATCCCAAACGCCTTGATTTCCTTTAACATCCCTAATCCCGTAATAACCATCCCCTGTTTGGTAGAAGTTGAGATCTTCAACTCCTGCCGTAGAGAATGCTATTTTGTTAGTATTGGCTGTACCCGCCCTGTCAAACAAGAGGTTGCCAGGCATCGTATCGCCGCTTTTCTTAACAACATCCATAGCATTCAATTTCATCTGCAACTCGTCTAACGTTTTCTTAATAATCTCAAACTCAGAAATATAGTTTTCGATTTTAATATTTCCTTCTTTCACATCACGCCTTAATGTAATCCGAATGTCTGGTGTACTCATTCGTTCTGTACTTTTTTCCATAACAAAATAAGCTGTCCAATCATCCGATGTGGAAACAGCTTGCGAGGACAATGTGTATGAAAATACGCCATTCTTTGCATCAACTATTTGGGCATCATCCCGAACGAACAGTCCGACTTGATTAATCGCTTCGTACTTCACTGCATACCCTGTTAAATCAACAAGTTGCCCCTTTTCTCTTACATTTACAGTAATCTTCAATCCGTTTTTATCATTTTGCCTCGAACGAATTGTTTTGGTAAACACAGGATCTGCTAAATCTATAATAATTTCCTCATTTCGCATGACTACACCTCTCTCTAACTATTCCTTTTCACGCGTCTAGGCGGTCTTCTTTGACGTTTTACTTTGTTCCTGTGTTTTATATTTCCTTTAGGCTTTATCGGCTCTAATTCTTCGATTCTAGCATCTGTTTTAGTTACATACTCCTGAAATGCTTTAACAGTCTGCGAAATCATCCCATATAAGCCAACACCATTTTCTTTTGATTCATCCGGAAGTACAACTCCATAGTGTGTTGTAATATCGTTTGTTGTAAGGAGTGGATCTCCTTCTTTACGGTTCATACGCATATCATATAATTGAGCCATTTCTGTTTTAAGGTTGTATTGTTTAATCTCCCACCCCATTACCTTCTCTAACGCATCAAATTTAATATCACGTATATTGGTTTTATATTTCTTTTTAGAAGACACTTTAAAATCTGCTGCTAAAACACCGTTGAAATAAGTTCCCCCAGCACTTTTCACTTGCACATAGGTATTTTCATAATTTCTGTTGTTCCGTAATAAAATGTTCTGAAATACGATGTCACTATCTCCACCAGGTGTCAACTTCAAATCAACAACTCGATCTCCATTTTGGCGGAAATTAAACCCTTCTTTTGCAGTGAAATAAGCACCACCTGTTCTACTTTCCAGAAAAAGATTATTTTGGCTTCTCAAAGAAGCATAGGATGCTTTTGACTCTAGTTCTAGGCTTTGATCCGCTCTTAGTTCTGCATGTCCATTTTGATTAAACGCAAGGCCCGCTGAAAAATAGACTCTGTTTGGATCACCATTTAGGTATCCATTTGATATTCCGATTCCTCCTGACTTGGGAGAACTTTCGAGTTGGTAAACTAACACTGCACCCTGCGTTGCTGTTATATCATTGTTGCCACCTAATACAATAGTGGGTTGCATGATATTACTTTGATTTATATAATAGCCCATGAAAATCCGAGTGATATACGATTCCATTAACCTAATAAACTGTTTGGAAATAGAGACATAATTAGAATCATTGGCAGTTCTAAGAGTAGTTCCTGTTATTTCTCCGCCTCGAATCAAATTTCCATTCAATACTCCAGTTGTAATAAAATCCGCAACAATACGCCCATCTTTTGTCATTGCTATTTCATAAGGACCATTTACCCCGTTTGATGAATACCCTAATCCGTTTATGTTCCACTGCCACACTTTTGAAGCTGTCATTTCATTTTTTGTATCCATAATTAGAATTCGGTCTGGATATACACGAACATTTCCACCAAATCCTGAATTGATTAGTTTTGTTGCATTTTCTTTCGCTGCACCAAGTAAAGATCCTGGCATATTTGATAAATCTTGTTGAATTTGATCTACTTTACCCGCCATGTCTGTAAAAGATTCTTTAAAGTTACCAATGGTTACATTGATATATTCCTTTTTAATCGGATCATATTTATACGCAATGACTTTTGCTTGAATATCAATACCGTCTTCCTCATGTTTAACTGTAACAATATCCCCCATCCAGACACGCTGTAGAATTTTATATTCCTTATACTCCTCTGTTTGAGACAACTCTTGAAATTCAACCTTATATGTCGCTTTTGGTTGATCTACCATCTGAATATCAAACATATCTTTAGCGGCTTGACGTAACCTTTTATACGCTTCTTCTAGAGGTACTGCGTCTTCATCATTCGCATTTTTGCCAATAGCCGCTTTTATATGGTTAAACTCAATCACTCGTATTCTCGGATGCGGATACTTATTAATCAGGGGGCTATCTACATATTTTTCTGGTAATAACAATCCGTCAAACCCTTGCGGCATAATTCTGGTAGTAGGGCTTTTCCAGTCCACACTTCCTTCATACCCTAATAAATCTTTTTTATGCCTGATAACTACTCCACGATTAGCTCCTCGGCTTTTCAACATCTTTACATCAAAGTTATCTCTTTTTAATTCACCACCCCATCGATTTACGAATGAATTATCTTGGCTCGTATCCAACATTGCTTCAACTGGATTCTTTCGAACAACACGTGCGGTAGATATATTTGTTACATCAGAATAAAAAGTAAAAGGATGCTTATATTGACAACCCGATGATAGCCTAGCCATAGCAGCACTACCATTTGTAGGCTGAATAAATATATCTTCAATCAAGTTTTCCGTTAAATCATAAAAGATATGGTAACAAACCGCTTTGATTTCTCCCATGCTCACTTTAGGAGTCACCATGCGAAATAACTGATCCCCATCAGGAGTAGGAACTTTTATGATGCTCATTCCGTCAATCTTCGTTCCATATGGAGCAAATAAAGGATAATTAAAATTAAAAACAAATAAACCGTTGAGTTCTTCCTCAACAGTTGCACTATAAATATGTTTATCTAAAACACCAATTCCGTTATGCGTAAAATCTGTTTCATTTGGTTTATATAAAGTAATCATTATTTATATCTCCATCTTGGTTGAATTGAAATAAATTGAATAGCACCTGACCACTCTATTTTATTTTCTCCTATTTGGAATTCTGGAAAACCACCAATCATCTTATCATTCATTGATACTGTACCACTGTATGCCTCTAATAATTCTGAATCTATTACAACAGAACCATTTACATCTTTAATCTGAAAAGAAACATCATTAATGAAAATCCGAAATGTACCATTCCCTGCAACGAACAACATTGGAGTTGATTCCATTGTACCTGGATTATAAATAGATCCAGGGGTACTCAACATTATGTTTGCATCTTCTGTATACTCAAACGGATCAAGCGTAAAGTCGACTTCAAACTCACCGTGTTCTTCAATTTCATTTGCAATATCACCTATTACAACATGTTTAATTTTTCGATACACATCATCATCTGTAAAATATAGTGTCTTGCTATTCATCAACCAAGCCTTCATGCGCCGAACTAATGGCTTAATATTCTCTTCTTCAAGCATATTGAACTTTATTTTTAAAGGGACGTCTTTAAACGCCCCTTTTTTTGTAAGTGAACCATGTCTACCCGGCACTTCAATATGTTCTAATTCCTGTTCTGCTGTAGGAATAACAGGGCGTTCTACCATACATATTCCATAGTCACTTGCTAGCTGATTATCGATACCTATGTCTAGCAATTTAAGTCCTCCCTATTCCTATTTTTACATTACGGCCACGCTCAGCAAACCAATCATTTGCTTTTTCAAACATACGATCAACATCACGTTCATTATTAATTGTGTTATAAAAGTTAATTTCTACAGGACCACTATCAATTTGTTGAACAATCGGTTGAACTGCTCCTGTCGCTAATGTAGACAGATTAGAAGCGATGTTATCTTGTTTGTTTATCCCATATAAATTCAACTTTTTAAAAGTATCATCAACCATATTTGAAATATTATTAAGTGCGGATTGTAACCCATTACTTTTGTTTGTCTTTTGGTTTGGAGCATTATAAAAGTCTCTAAAAATTTGCTCTCTGAAACCAGATATTTTTTTACCAATTTCTAGCCACTTATTCGAATTGTTAAATTCTTTTAGTATATCTTGGGCTGGGTCTCCCCCCTCTAGTATGCTACGAATATACCGCGCAATAGGACTATCGTCTTCTACACCATCGAGAGTAAATTGTTCTAATTCTTTCCCAACTGCTTCTAATGCATCTCTCATATCAACTGGTAAATGAGTAATCCAATCATTAAGATAATCTCCATCGTATAATATTGCTTCAAAATAACTCCTAAGAGGATTATTATTCATCATGTCGTTTAAAGTGGAGCTATTGAAAGTGTTTAACGTAGTTTCTAATACCGTATACACTGAATTGGCTAAGTTTTTAGCTGCTGCAAGAACTGTTGAAATTGATTGTTCCATACCAACAGCGAGCCCGGAACCAACTTGTTTACCAACCTGATCTCGCATTTTTCGAGAAGGGCTATGGATGTCGAAGAAGGAAGTAAAACCGTCAAGAATATCGTTACCAATAGATTTCACCTTATTTAACACTTTACCAGCCATACTACCTAGACCGTCTATCAATCCACTTATAATATCTTTACCTATCTTGAATAAATCAATCTTCTTTAATGTATCAACAATCTTCGGTACAATATCTGTTACAATCGCCGAACCTAGTTGCCCTACCATGCTGACAATCCCTTTTATTAAAGCCCAAATCAGTTGAACACCAGCTTCAAGTATCTTCGGCAAGTTTGCAATTAATGTGGATGCTATTTTGACAATTAAATCTAATGCTGCATTAATAAGCTGTGGTAACACTTGTACGATACCATCAATAATGGCCATTAAAATCTTTACACCGGATTCAATTATTTTAGGTAAGTTTGTTAATAAAGTATCCGCCACTTTGGTGATAAGATTTATCGCTAAATCTATAAGTTGCGGTAGCATTTTAATGATTCCGTCTATTAAGCTAGTTAAAACCTTAACACCAGCTTCAATAATCATAGGTAAATTCGCTGTAATGGCTTCAATTAACGTTGTAATGACTGTAATAATCGCTAAAGCAATCATAGGTAAAGCTTGTGTGATTCCTGTAATTAATGAAACTAATAAATTTATTCCCATTTCAATTAGCTGAGGTAAAAATGACATAATTCCGTTAATAATAGTTTGAATAATTGTTACAGCTATTTGGATTAACTGTGGAAGCATCTGCATAATTCCGTTTATTAAAGTTAGAATCAATTGAAGTCCTGTTTCTATCAGGGTAGGTAAGACTTGTACAATTCCAGAAATTAAAGTTTGAATGATTTGTATTCCCGTTTGAACAATCATAGGGAGATAGGTAGCAATCATCTGCGAAATTGTATTTATTATCCCAACAATGGCTTCAAGCACAATTGGAGCCGCTACAACCAAACCATTCACAAGGCTTGAAATCATTTGTGATCCAGTTTCAAGAAATTGCGGTAATACTGTTGTTACGAAATTAGCTATATTGGTAAAAATATTTGTAATAGTTTCAAGAATAATTCCTGAGTTTGCATTCAAATACTCTGCAATGGCTGGCAAATAACGAGATACAGAGATAAGAACACCGGGAAGCCCACCAATAATTGCTCCCGCTATAGTAGGACCAATCGTCTTAAAAATTTCACCTAACTGGCTAAAATCTCCCGAAAAAACAGCTTTTACTGCATCAAAAAGATGAAGGCACGCTTCACGTATCTTGCTGACTGCCAGCCCTATTATTTCAGCCGCCTTTTGAAATCCTTCTGGTAAATTAGTAATCCATACATTTAGATAATCTCCGGTCTTTGCCGTCTGAAATAAATATTTACTTAATGAAGCCATCGTATCTATAAATCTTTGTGTACTTGCAATTACACCATTTATGCTATTTTTGAATCCTTCATTGGTCTGCCACAAATTCCGCATCCAAATGACCAATCCGGCAATAGCTGCGGATGCGGCTATTACTCCCCCAACTACCAATGCAACTGGACCAGCAACAGCCCCAATACTTACGCCAAATATACCAGCTATACTGGATAAGGTGACAAACACTGGGGCTAAAGCCATGCATGCTCCAACAAGTATTCCAAGCGCTGTTACAATTGTTGTTATAGCTGCTGCTAATGCTGGATGTTCTGATACAAAGCCTGCAAAAGCACTAATTACGTCAGCAATTACTCCCAAAACAGGCTCAAGTGCCATTTTCAAGTCGTTCATAGCCTTTTTAAATTTCACTGCTGGGCTGGCATCCATTTTCTTAATCATTTCATTTAGCTGTTCTTGATTCTTGTTTAAATCTATAACTTTATCTTGAGCGCCAATAAGTGTATTGGTGATATTCTGGCCTTGATCTTCATACATCGTTCCGAAAAGCTTAACACCAATCTCATTTCGCTTTGTTTCATCTTCAATACTAGCCAATGCTTTAGCAATCTCTGTCATGGCGGCCGAACCTTCTTTACCGCCTTTAGCGACAGATTTCCCCCACTTTTCTAACTGATCAGCCGAAATTTTAGTGCCTTCAAGAGCTTCTTTCATAGACTTGTCGACACCTTGACCAAATTCAGCCGCTTTAACACGACCTTCTTTTAGTCCATCTAAGAGATTATCAATCATTTACATTCAACGTGATTCGCAAGGTCACGCCCGTTCTCTATGAACTGCTATACGTCACCGTATAGATTAGACTATATCTTCAACTACTTGAGTTGCTCCCCGTTTCGAGTGTCATATGCTTACACCCTACGTCTTTCGACTAGTCGTTGCACGTTCCTTAATTAAAAGGCTTCGCTCAGTATTGTCTCATTTGAGAGTTTCACTGAATTAAAGGAGTTTTTCATTGTATGTCGCCATACAAGGGAACTATAATCTAATTCCAAGTACCTGTATCAACACCAGCTTCCATAATTGCTTGTACTTCTTCAGCATTGTAACCAGCTCGTGTTAACTGACCACCATATTCAGCAATAATGTCTAATTGCTCAGGAGGAAAGCCGATTTTTAATAGACGATTCGTTAACCCTAATGCCGTATCACTAGTTACTCCTAATTCATTACCAATTTCATTTGCTTCTTGAATTAATTCAGTAAAATCTATACCTGCATAAGCACTTGCAATTGCTCCTGCTCCTTTTACAATGGAAGCATTAGCTTTATCACTGACAGTTTGATTTAATGCCCATTGTCTACGTGTACCCTCCAGTGCTTCTTCCACATCAACACCATAGGCTTCTACACCACGAACCGCTTCTTCTACCGATTTTTTAGAGGATGCTGGAACTTCAAAAGAAACGTCAATTTTTGTTTTTAATTTAGAGGTATCAAGCGCTTGCTCAATGGCTCCTGAAATACCACCACCAGCCATTAATCCGCCTAGAATATTTTCTAAACCAATATCTAATTCTTTGAAACTGTGCGATGCTCTCTCTGCTTCTCGTGAAAGGTCTCTCAAATCATTTCGAACTTGTTGTAATGAGTTCCCATCATCTATAGAACGAAGAGATCGTTGTAATTTCTCAATATCTGCTTCTGTACCTAATGCTTCACGACCGATGATTTGAATCGCTTGTTCTAACTGCCTAGCTGTCGCTGTACCGTTTCGTATTGCGTTTGTAAGGTTATTCCCTAATGCATTTGCAAAATGGTCTACACTCGTTTCAGTCGCATCAAAAAATGTCTTTAATTGTTTCGTTGCATTTTCTTGTTCCTGCAAACTTCTATTCGTCGCACTTAATTGATTCTGTAATTGCTGTTCTGCTGTTCGAGCTTGTATAAGCTGCGTTTCATATCTTTGGATTTCACTAGCATTTTCACCATACTGCTGTTTGGCTTGATCTAACTGTTTCTGATAGTTTTGTACTTTACTAGCTGCAACAGTATGTTGCTCTCCAAGGTTATCTATTTTTAAACGTAACTTTTCTATTTCTGAAGCATTCTCACCAAGCGTTGCTTTTTGCAACTCGTATTGAGCATTTAACTTAGAAAGAGAAGATTGTAACTGTTCTTCCTGTCCTTTTAGCTCTTTCAATTTTTGAGCTGCTTTAGCTGTTTCACTTGTTCTTTCCTGTTCAGCATCTCTCGCCTGTTTTAAACTTTCAGAAGTTTGTTTAATACTATTCGCTAACTGTTGTTCTGTTATTTGTTGACTTCGTAATTTTGATTCTAGCTTCGCTACAACAGTAGAATTTTCTCCGTACAATTCTTTAGCACGTTGTAAATGTTCAGCCGTTGCTTGCGTCGCCCTTTGTGCAACTGCATATTATTGAGAAAGATTTTGAAGCTTTGCTTGTAGTTTTTCTGAATCAGTAGCATTTAACTTCATCTGCTCTTCTTGTAATTTCATTTCTTGACGAAGTTTTTTAGTTTCCTGATTCATGCCCTTCATAGCATCATTAAAATCTTTATTTTGCGCTTTAAATATAACTTCAACTTCCGAATTATTTCTTGCCATTTTCTCACCTACCTTTACTTGGGATTGTTACGCCATGCTTCAAACGCTGTAATCCCCGCGTAAATACGCTCAACAGACGAAATTGGCTCATGCCAAAAAGTCTCTGGATCTATTCCAGAGACTAGACAATACAAGACGTATTTATCTTCCACACATTCGATTTTAATATCTGGATTTTTTACTTTTTTTCGCCGTTACCGCCGCTACTTGTACTTTTTTTAAGTGCTGCTGCAAATTGATTTGGATCTTGACTAATTACATCAACAACAAGCTTCGTATATAGTTCCATAGATTCTGCTAATGAATCATGATACTTCTGTAAGAAATCATCAAATGTTAACTTCTCTTTAGGGTTTGCGCCTTTAAACGCCATATAAATCACTTTATGAATACTTGTTTGATCGATTTGTTCTAAAGCTGATAAATCTTTATTATCCTCATTTCTTAATCCGTCTAATGCTTGGAATTTCACGATATCAGCAATAATTGAACTAGTAATAAGCCCTTCTTCTTGGCCTTTTTTCAAAGCGTAATTGGTTAAAAACGCCGGATAGTTCTGTTTATTAATAAAACGTTTTTCATACTCACCTTCTACTTCTACAAATTCGACTTCTTTTAATGTTATTTTTTGTACTTTCATCTGCTATTTCCTCACTTTCATTTTCTTCTCATTTAAATCCAAAAGAAAAAGCCCTGTATGAAGCTAGGGCTTTAAGCTGAAGTTGTTCCTTTAACAAGAGCTGAATTAAATTGTGTATGCCACTTTTGAGCAACTGTTGCATCTGCTAATTCATCCACAAACGCTTCATAATAGAAATTCTTTAAGTCATCTGGTAAGGCTGTGAATTCTAATTCCATCATTGCCAATTCTTCCTCACCATTCGCAATAGCAAATTTAAAACCAGTGGAATTTGAACAATTTGGGAACGCAATAAGTTTTACGACATCTTCAAACTCATCTACTACATCAGCCGTAAATACAAAATCATATCCCTTTGAAGCACTACCGTACGCCCATACACCCGGCTTTAATCCTGTTGTATTAAAACCAAAATAATCTCTTGCTACTTTAACAGGAATATGCGCTGAAACAGTAACTTTAAGTTCCGTGGTTTTCGGTTTCTTTTTCAACGTCACGCCACCACATACCTTTTTCATTTCTTTGATTTCTGGTTCTCCTTCAATTGTCCCTACACATCCGAATTTTGTACCAGGTTCTTGCGTACCTTTCTTCTTAAATTGAATACTTGCATTCGCAATCGACACGGAATCAAATTCTTCAATTACTTTAACCATTTAAAATTCCTCCTCTAATACTTTATCTACACCTTTGTGTAGCTCTCCTAAAATTCTTGGCCTAGCATTTACAATCCCACGCTCCGCAAATCGTTGTTCTAAGGGATTATGTGAACCTCTTCCTTCATTGGGGAATACTAGATAACCAAACGATCCTTTTTTATTAGCTGCTCCACCACGGGCCAATATCCTAAAACCTAAATTCATCTTTTCACTTTTTGACCAGTTGCTATCTTTGGCATGGGTTTTATTTCGAACACTCCATTTAGAACGAGATACCGGAATCAGCTTTGTAATCTCTTCTATTGCAATTCGTATACCGTCCGTGTGGAGGATGGTATTGATTGTAGGTTCCATCTTATTTGGTAATAACCGCATTTTTTCTTCAAGCTTTTCTATCGCTTCATAATCAAGCTCAAATGCACTCAATTGGAATCACCCTCTTAAACGTAAAAACAACACGATCAATAAAACGATCTGTATCTTTCACTTGAAGGCGATCGCTTTTAGAAACTACAAAGGATACCATTTTCACCTTGCCAACCCACGAAATAATATCAATGACCTGCTCATCTAAATTCGATTGATTTTCCGATAAATAACTAACATATATACTTTGAGAAATTGTACGATCATTAGAAGACGGTTGAAACTCACCATATTCCAAAATAAAACAGTTGTATCCCTCTTCTGTTAATTGCGATTCCTCATCTTCTGCTAGTTCATCCTCAACAACTAAAAGCTTAAATCCATCTTCAAGGGCTTTTTTAATGCCCTTTCTCTGCTCCTTCATAAGCTTTTTAGATTTTTCATTCACGAGATTTCACCGCCTGCTGCAAATAAAAGAAAAGGTATTGTTTGTTAGAATCATGATCCGCTTTAATCACGTCATATTCGATTCCGTCCATTAATACCTTAAGTTTATTTTTATTTATCTTTCTAAAGGAAGGTGGATACAGTGTTTTAACTTTTAAATCTAAGCCCGTTGTTAAAACGCCCACCATTTTGTAATCACTGTCCCGTAAAGACATCACTTTATAGGCAAGCTTTCCTTCTTCATGAAACTTCTCACCAATTCTTTTACCCTCTTCTGAACGCTCTGTTTTTTTATATCCGTATTGTAGAAATCCGTCATTTAAGGTTTCTCTATACGATTTTAGAACCATTGATTACACCAACTTTTCCTAATGCCACATCTAAAATAAGCCTGGATAATTCCTTTTTATATTTTTTTTCAAACTCATCACCTGCATTGTTATAGACATACCGACAACGTTCTAACAGCAAATCTTTCGGTGTTAGCTCCTTTGAAAAATCAAAAGACGCATTTGTTAAACCCAACAAATACGCCTCTCCTTTTTCCAAAATTTTTATTAAACTAGCATCCTCTTCATTCCATGTGATTTTAAGAACGTCTTTTAATTCTTGCAAAAGATTATCCATTCATATCACCTTCTAATAAAGTGATTAATTCCGCTTTCGTTGCATTAGCCTTGTATTCAATGCCGCTTTGATCTAGTAGAGATTGAATTTCTATCTTCGTTAAAGCCGAGTAATTCCTCTCCTCAACATGAGAGGATGGATTAGGGTGTTGTCGTTCCTACTTTCGGTTCTAACGCTGTAATATCAAACACAGTGAATGAATCATGATCTAATGGACGACCATTTGCAAGCTGACGAATGAGGTATAAACGTTGATCTTGGATTAAACGAACTGTATCATCTGATACTAATTCTTGTTTGGAAGCAACACCCATAAAGTAATCTTTCGGTTTTCCAGAAATCATAGTGTTTAATGGAACAGCTGGCGATTGAACAATCGTTAAACCTGGTACACCAAAATTATCATATGTCCAAGTACCATCATCTTTTTGCTTCGCACCAATTGGGAAGAATTTTGTCGCATAATCTAAAGGATTCACAATGAGTGTTACACCTGTATATCGTTTCGTCCCATCTTTTGTTGTAGGAGCTAAGATTTTTTTACCAATAGTCACAGGTGTAAAATCTTCTAAAACTACTTTCTCTTTATCAGGGTAAATCCCATCTTTTACAGAACCCTTTAAATCTTTAATCATACCAATTGGTTGCTTTTTCCCTGTGCCCATAACAATAACTCTTTCCAATTCCTCAGCTACTACTTCTTTCATAAATGTACGAACGTATTTATCTAACCACTCAGGACCTAGCTCAAACATTGCTTTACATACTACTAAAAAACCACTGAGTTTGTACATTCCTTGATCAATTGTTGTAAAACCTTCATCAATCATTTCTTTAATTTCATCGCATACATCGCCCCAATAAGCTGAAGCTGACCCTTCTTTTCTTACAATCCATTGCGTAGTTGCTCCTACTGTTTGGAAGTTAACAAGGGATAATAATGGATGTTCCTTTTCTAACTCTTCAAACACACGCTCAAAAATAGTTGGTGGCATTAATTTATGCGTTTCATTGAATGAATTCGCCTCGATTGCTGCGTTGTAGAATTTCTTTTCGTCATTTGTTAAAATACGTACACCACGGGAAGCTAATACTTGTGCATCCCAATTTTCATTTTTTGCTTGTTGTGCTTCACTAATTACATCGTTCATCATATCTTGAAAATGCTGCATGTTATTTTCCATATTTGCAACAATACGTGCTGCTACTACCTGTGCATCTCCTGTTTCAAATGCTTCTTGCACATTAATAATCTGTTGATCTTTATTTTCGATTACTGGACGATCTAAATTTCTAATAGTCATCTTATTCCCTCCTGTTTGTAAGACAATAAAAAAAGCACTGCTTTACGCGCGCTTAAATTTATTAAGTATATTTTGATTTGCACTTGCTACTGCTGGTTCATTCTGTTTATTTTTATTTCGAAATTTTTGTAGAACATTATTTTTAAATTCCTCTGGATCTATTACTTCATTATTTTCCACATGTTCATTTACCTTGTGAGCCAATCCAAATTCTACTGCCTCATTTGCGGTAAACCATGTTTCGTTCGCAATCATCGTCTCAATTTCTGAACGTTCTCCTTGATAACGAGTCATATAAATATCCGCAAGCGACTTGTCAATTCCTTCAAGAGCATTCAACGTTTTACGAATATCTAATTTTGTCCCCCAAGTCCATGTAGAAGCTTCATGAATCATTAACATAGAACCTGTATTCATAATTAATTCATCTGCTGCCATCGCAATAATAGATGCGGCACTCGCTGCCAATCCATCAACGGTAATGATCACTTTTGCCGAGTGGTTTTTTAGCTGGTTATAAATTGCAATCCCATCAAATACATCCCCACCAGGACTATTCAGATTGATATGAATAACATTTGCGGAAGTAGCTTTTAATGTTTTTTCAATATCAACCGCCGATGTGGAGTCACTCCACCATGATTCACCAATATCACCATAAATCGTTATGTCCAGCGAATCCGCTTTTGCTTCGGCTCTAAATGCATGCTGAACGTTAGCTAGATGATTATATTGTTCATTTTTGTAACGTCTCATCCTTTTCACCTCCCTCCAAAGAATCCGCTTCTTGATAATTCTTTGTAACAAAGCGTTTATTTGCCCATTCTTCTTCAATTGGTTCTCTACCAAGAATAATTAAAATATCATTAATAGATAAGCCACCAATTGCAAAGAGCTTATCTAATGCCGTCGCTAGTTTCGTAATATCAACAGTTTTAATTTTCGTTGTATCAATCTTTAAATAAGAACGTTTCAAGAAATCCTTTTTCTTGTACATCTTACGATTGAATTCATCTTGAATTAATTTCGCAATAGGATTAATACAAAAAGCCAAAAAAGAATCCATTTGCTTTTCAATATCTGCAACGTCACCCTTTAAAATACCAACTGGAACATGAAAAGCTGTCGCAACATAATGAAAAATGTCATTAATTAGAGCTGCTATATCTCTACTTGTTCCGTTACTCGATGTACCTTTCTGCCCATCGCTTAAATCCTCAAGACTATAGCCATCCTGTAATTGAAAAGTAGATGTTTCTTTATTTGGATCTAACCAATTTTTAAGTTGATTATCAAATAACTCATCTACTTGCTTTTGTGTTTCGTCATCTTGCGCTCTAAAAAAGTTTCCCTTTAGCAAAAACCGCTTACTGTTCTTGCGTTTGTAATAATTAATGGACGATATTAATAGTTTCCCTAAATTTTCATACATTCCATCAATTACTTGCATAATGTTTTCATCATTTAATTTAAAATAGAGGACCTCAGATTCTTTATATTCTCGCCTTAAACTTAAATCACCAATAACAACATTCTTATATTCATTCTCTTTAAATGTAGAACTATCTACTGTGAATTCATCAGCAATATACAATTGGTCATTTGACATAATAACCAAACACTCATTATCATCAATTAAATGGTGTACAAGACTATGCATAAATTCAGAAGCATTTTGATTTTGATTCGGTTGAACATTTAGTAGATAGTAATTTTCTCCACGAATTTCTTTTCCCTTATCAAACGTTTGTATTTCACACATCGTAAGTGCATTTGCAATTAAATCAATACAACTTTCCACTGCTAACTTCTTATAAAAATAATCTACTTTTAATTCATAATCACAACCATCTACTGTTCTAAGATTTTTACCACTCAGAAACCCTTTAAACCAATCAATTACCCTCATTTCACACCTCCTTTTAACCACCGAATACTCTAAACATTTTCTTAATGGTATCTTTTGTAATAGGAATTCCTTCTTTTAACATTCCATCTAGTGTTAAAGCATGAATAAACGCCATAAACCCATCCGTTTTACGCAAATAAGGTTCGATTTTTTCATAACTAATGTTTCCTTTTGAATCTTTGGCCACATACACATTATTCGTGTACCAACGCATCATACGATCTGAACCAAACACAATGCTCTCCGTTGCAAACATTTCTTCCACTACAGGTTGTAGCTTGGTATGTGTTACCTTCCCACTACGAGCTATTTCAAGATGAAAACCAGCTTCTTCAAAGATTTGTTTAATATAATTAATCCTGTATAAGTCGGAAGCGATTGATTTTATATTGTATATCTTCGCTTGTTCAATAAACCATCCTAGAATATGTTCTGGTTTATTAATGACATCATCAATAATCGTTACAATCCCTTCATCTATCGCTACTTGAATATCAATTTTAAAGTTTTTATTCTTTAATGCTTGACGATTAATAAAGGTATGATGTTTCCAGTACCTTTTCCCTTTATATTTAAATAACAAACCTACCCCAACAAAATCATTAATATCCGAGAAATCAATACCACCTACACAAGTTTGTCCTTTTAATTCCTCCAATGGAAACTCTTGATCAGTAGCTTTTATTTGCTCCCAACTTGCTACAGAAAACATCGTTTCTTCTTGCGGTAAGTTCATACGTTTTGTCATAAACTCAATGCGTGCGGAAGGTCTAGTTTGCATGTTCTCATATTCTGTTTCCATCTCTTGCTTCAAATGAGGAAAGTAAGGTAAGGAAGGGTTTGCTTTCTCCCACATCTCAAAATTATCTACTTCGTTTTCATCATCTAATTTACAAAGAAACGGAAACATACGTGAATTGGGTAGTTCTCCATTCAAAACTTGCCTAGCCACATCTTTAAAATCATCGAGTACACCGCCACGCACATCTCCATCTGTAGTTAAATAAAAACGGCGTGGATGTTGTACCTTCCCTAATGCTGATGTAAATACTTTGATGTTGTCATAACTTTCGTAGGCATGAATTTCATCAAAAATAACAACCCCAGGACGTAAACCATCTTTTGTCTTAGCGTTGTTCGTATAATATTTAATTTTCGATTTTGTTTTCTTGTATACTATTTTTTCTAACGTCCATTTAAAGAATTTCTTCATTCTCTTTTTGTACTCTTCTAATACATCATGAACATCCATAAACGACGTTAAAGCCTGCTCTTTTGAAGTAGCTACAATATCAACGTTA